ATAAAAAACAACTACGATATTGTTAATTTTCATGAAAGTAGAATAAATTTGTATAAAAGTTTAATAAATGGCACAGTATAGCGAAGAGTTATTTGATAAGATATGTAACGAGATAGCTACATCAGATAGTGGCTTAATGGAGATTTGCAAGAAACACGGAACGACTTCAAGAAGTTTTTATAGGTGGATAAGTGAAAATGAAGATTTGCGTCACAAATACACGTGCGCACGGGAAGAGCAAGCGGAGTTTTTGGCAGACCAAATAATAAAGATTTCAAACGGAGAAGGCAAAGACGATACGGCTTTTGTAGGTAAGAACTTTATTGATAGGGATAGGCTAAAGGTAGAAGCCCGTAAATGGATAGCCGCTAAACTCAAACCTAAAAAGTACGGAGATAAGATTGAACAAGAAACAAAACTCACTATCACAAACGCCCCAGACTGGATAAAAGAAAATCTTTAAAACTGCCATTCACATAAAATTGAATAAGTCACTATGCAAACCAAAACACTAAAACTTACTGCCATTCACATAATTTTTGCCATGTTTTTAATCGGATGTAAAAAGCATGATGAATGCGATATGGTACGAATCGAAATAGAATCTAGCAGGGGATTTGTAAACATAGATAATAAGACCGTAAAAACACCCGCTTTGTTTTATTGGAATGTCGGAACTAAACACGAGATACAAATCAATGGTTCATGGACTGGAGATGTAGTAAAAGTTTCTATTTATAAAGAATTGAATCTTCATGTTAGCTACGAACAAACTGGAATAATGAAATTTATCTATGAAGTTCAACCCTAACTTAGTATTCATTGAAAAGACTTTTAAAGAAGATAGAAAGAGAATAGCTGTCTTGCAAGGTGGGTCAAGGTCAGGTAAGACCTTTTCGGCTTTGCAATGGATTATTAGAACGTGCGTAAAGTATCAGGGGTTAACTTACTCGATAGTTAGAAAGACCCTACCCGCTTTGAAAGCATCTTCAATGAGGGATTTCTTTGAGATACTGAAAGAGGCGAATCTATACAACCCAAACGACCATAACAAAACCGAGAATACATATCTACTCAATAATAATCTAATCGAGTTTTTTAGCACAGACGACAGCCAAAAGTTAAGGGGTAGAAAAAGAGATGTTTTATTTTGTAATGAGGCAAACGAGTTAGACTTAGAAGATTGGAGGCAATTACTTCTAAGAACTGAAGGGAAAGTAATAATTGACTACAACCCATCCGACTTTGAACATTGGATTTACGACCAAGTAATTACCAGACCAGACGCAAACCTACTAATCACAACTTACAAGGATAACCCGCACCTTCCCGATTCGTTAAAGAAAGAGATTGAATCGCTAGAACTAGCAGACCCAGAATACTGGAAAGTATTTGGTTTAGGTCAAAGAGGGCAGTTAAAAGGGTTAATATTCCAAAATTGGATAGAGGCAAACTTAATACCAGAAAATGCAAAGTTCTTAGGCTACGGGCTAGACTGGGGATTTACCAACGACCCAACATCAGTAGTCGGAGTTTGGAAAAGAGATACTGAAATATGGGTTAAAGAGTTTCTTTATGAGCGTGGATTGACTAATCATGATATAAGCGATAGGCTAAAGACTTTCGCAACGAATAGAGATGAGATTTGGGCGGATAGTGCCGAGCCTAAGAGTATCGAAGAGGTTTACAGATTAGGTTGGAATATCAAACCAACCCAAAAGGGTAAGGATTCTATCTTAGTTTCTATTGATGTGCTTAAAAGATTCAAGATTAATCTAATAGGTTCAAACATAGTTCGAGAGTTCAAAACCTATAAATGGAAAGTTGACAAAGCAGAAAAGACAATCAATGAACCAATAGACTTTAACAACCACGCAATAGACGCATTAAGATACTTGGCTTTGTCGGTTCTGTTTGAGAATCGAAGGGGTAAATATGTTACCATAAGAGCCTAAAAATCTATTTACTAGTATGCACATAGACAAAGCATATTACAACTTAACTATTAGGCAATACATTGAACTTAACGACATTCCAGAGGATAAATGGGTTGAGAAAGTTCAGTATTTAGTCAAAAAGGATTTAAGCATAGGTGAGGCTGCAAGGCTTTACGAAAGGTTTAAGCAACTTGAATCGAGTGTGCCTAAGAAAAAAACCAAGTCTTTTTACGTGGTTAATCGCTCAATCTATCGAGTGAACTATAAGTTAAGCGAAATAAGGACAGACCAATTTATAGACCTTTTACACTTCGCTTCTAAGGATAATGTAGTAGCCGAGATTCACAATATTCTAGCGATATTCTTTAAACCTATCTTTACTAAAGAATACAACGGATTAAAGCACGAAGAGATAGCCAAGAACCTTTTAGACATGAAACTAATTGACGCTATCCCCGTTATGGTTTTTTTTTGCAACTATTTGAGGGTATTGTCGGAAAGTATCCCAACCTATTTAAAGGCGGTCAAGGAGAGCCTAACGCATTTGTAAAGAAATGGGGATGGATAACTACTATCAATTCACTAGCAGGAGGAGATAAAACTAAATGGGATTACTTCTACGAAATGAACGTCATTCAGTTTTTAAACTTGGTTTGCTTTCAAATAGACGAGGCGGAAAATGAAAACAGATTATAAAGCATTATTAGGGGATTTAGGAACTGATGTTACGACATTAAGCGAGATAAGACTAGACACGGCAATAGGTCAAAGTCTATACGACTTTGCTAGTCAGATTTCACAGCAAATGAAATCGAATCTTATCGAATCAAACTCTAGTAATGCAAGTTCTGATTTACTTCAATCTATTATAGCAGTACCAACGGTTAAGAGGGGTAATAATTATCTAGTCGTTATCAATGGCAATGATTATGCTTTTTTTGTTGATAGAGGGGTAAGCGGTACAAAGAATAAACTACCTAGCCCTTTTAGCTTCAAAAATGAAGGGGTAAGTAAAGGCTTTAGAACTTCTTTGATGAAATGGATTAGTAAGGTCGGGATTCCACTAGAATCGAGATACTCACAAACAAGAAGTTTAACCAAGTCACAACGAGCCACTAAACAGATAAGCGAAAAAGAAAAGATTGCGTATGCAATGGGTAGAACGATAAAAAGGCAAGGTATTGAACCGACTTTGTTTATTCAGAAAGCTATTGAGCAGCCTATTATAGAGAGATACGCAAATGAACTTAGCGAGGCTTTAGGGCAGCAAGTTTTAGTAGTAATTAGTAATAATATAAAATCATGGCAATAAGTTTCATCACAAGCCCAAACGATTGGCAAAACGTATATAACGAGATAGTATTCAATGTAAGTTCTACTAACTCCACGCAAGCTAACTTTCAATTCTTAGTGGATGTGAATGTAAGCGGGCAAACAAACCCAGTCGCAAGGTTAACCTATCCTAAACAGCCAAACATAGGCACGATAAATATTGATGTGAGTAACGTGGTGAAGGATTATGTTACTTATGATTTAGGCTCTTTTAATAACGAAGCACTAATTAATAACACAAATTCAGTAGCTAAGTATTGGTTAGAGTTTGGCGAAGTTTACGACAATGTGAGCGGGATTCCTACTATCTATCCTAACTTAACACAATACGGAACTAGTGGCAGCCCAAAAAGCGGGTCTAATGCTATATTCGACTTCTTAGAATGGAGTAAGACAGCGTTTAGTAGTGGTAAGCTACTATCGACCTTAAACCAAGTCAGCTTAAATCAAACGACTTTTACTCCAAGTTTGCGGGCTAATCAGCAAATGTGGCTAAGTTTCTTTGATAAAAATCAAACTATTAAAGAACTAGATATAGACTTTTATGATTCTAACGGCAACCTATTAGGCGGGGATACAACTGGATTCTTTACTAATTACGCTTCGATAGTTTCTTTAAACGTGGGCTATGCTCTTATAAACTCGTTAAGTCTAAACTCTTTATTTGAAGACCCGCAAAGCGCATATTATATTTTAAGATTCAAAGATGTATCAGCTCAAATACTATTTGAAAAAAGAATAAACATAGACAATAAATGCACCCCTTATGAGGTTTACAGATTACATTGGCTTAATAAGTTTGGTGGGTTCGATTCGTTTAACTTTACGAGGGTTTCAAAGGAGAATATCGAGATTGAACAAAAGCAATTCAAGAAACTGCAAAGCCTTAACTATTCGACAACCGACCGACTAAAAACGGATTACTTTACTAAGTTTAGCGAATCAATAGAACTTAACACCGACCTATTAAGTAATGAGGAATGGCAAGGCTTAAGGGAGTTAGTTATTAGCCCCGTTGTGATACTTGAAACAAGCCCTACAACTTATATCCCTATTAACATTTTAGAAACTACCTATTCTCCTAACAAAGTAGTGAATGAACAAAAGCCAACCTCACTAAGAATCACTATTCAATACACCTTTGATAATTACAGACAAACGCAATGATAGAAATATTAATATATCAGTATAATGTAAGCGGTCAGGTAACTAACTCCTATAATCTTGATTTGTTCGACAATGTTCCAATGGTGGTT